AATTTGTGATTGACTGCTCAATCGGTACGCCATTAGTTAGATACTCAACGACAGCATCCACACAGATAGTGCTATTCGGGTTCTTAGCAATCCCAGTAGTCGCATACGTCCCCTTGGTCTTAATGTAACCGTCAGGCTTAATAGCAAGGTAGTTGTTTACGTCTCGACTGTATAACGCATCGTATCTAGTTTCCTCAGTCTCAAGCCCTGATACAAACTCCCACGCCATCACAATGTCATTTAGCGTGTTCAGCTTAGATGTAGGACACTTGCTAACCACACCATCGGTATTAGCACTCACGACCTCAATGCCAGCTTCCTCTAATGACTCAATCAGCATCAATAATGCCAACTGGCCAGTCAACGTCACTTGGATTAGTAAGTCAGGTGAGTACAACACGGACCACTTGCTACCAAGCTTACCAAACGAGCCATTGACGCAAATCTTAAGTGCGTCAGCCATCACCTTATTGCCCTCACGCTTGGCAGTGATACGGCGTTCTACCAGCGAACGGTAGACCTCTAGGAACTCAAGCCCCATGTGTGCAGGATAAAGCCCTTGGGTCAGGATGATATTCGGGTAGTAACTCACCACGTCACGGTCAATGAGCTGATAATGCCAATCACTCCTGTGAGCGACACAGGACTCGCTACTATGCAAGCCGCCGATGCCCATGCGATAAACACCGTTACCAATACGTAAACGCATCGACTCTAGGATACGAGGCAACTCAACTGACCCCTTATCATTAAGTGTAAAAGTAGCATCCTCAATCAATTGCAAAGCTTGTTTCATGCCATCTGACGCAAACTTAATGTAGTCAGGTGGTACATATTTGAACGTATAAGATGGATGTATCTCAGGGCGATAAACGCGCTTCTGTAGCTTCTTTTCCACCTCAGAACGGATCACAGCCTCAGCAATCTGAGCATCCGACTTAGACCTTAAATCAATCCCGAACTCCTCAGACATGCTTTCACGCAACTTAATCTGAGGCTCTAGCTCTTTATACAAATCAATGGTCGTCTCAAGGTCGTTGCAGCAGTATTCAACTAACACCTTGCGGTCAGCCACAGTGATGCTCGCACTCGGTTCAATCGGTAAGTCACGTAGACGCTTAGAGTTTAAGCGACCCCCGTACAACTTCAAACCAACCTCACCTGGCGCGACCTCAATCAAATCTATGTGGTCGACCATGGTATTCAATTCAACGCCACCGAACTTATCCCTCAATTGCCAAGGTTTAAGACCGCCAACAATGATTGCATCTGACGCTGATTTAAGCTGAGCGCAAGTGGCACCTTCTAGTGCCAATGCCAATATTGGCATGTCATAGTTGTTACCATTGAACGTAACTAATGTCCCATCGGTAGGTAATTGTAGAAACATGGGCTGACCTTCAAACATCTCTTGATAGAAGGTCGCCCCTGTGTCCATATCACGCCACGCGACTAGAAAGTAGTCAATGTAGCACTCCGTATCTAGCGCGTAACGTTTCATTCATCTACCTCAATACTGCTAGATCCAACTTGACCACGAGCGTCATATATTTCATCGTCAGGCATTTCACAGACTAAATGTATCGTGTCTTTATCTGCCACATAAAATCGGCGAGCTTTGTACTTCTCACCGTAAGGGGTGACGATCAGCACTTCTGAATGTGCGTTCACGTCACCCGATAATAGTGGCTCTAATAACTCAGCCATCGTAGTCATTTAAGCCACCATCATGCCGTGTTGAATTAGCAACTCGTCAGTCCAGCCAGCAGCAATCATCGCTTCATACGTTGCACCTTGAGCCGCAGGAGTCATCTGACGTACTGGCGCTGCTGGTGCAGGTGGTACAGCTAGGAACGCTGGATTAGCTGGAATAGGTGCCATCACAGGTTGTGCTGGAGCTGGCATTGCAACAGGGTTAGCTGGCATAGCCACTGGATTAGCTTGCGCTGGGCTTACTGGTGCGAAACCTGCTGGTGGTGTGGCTAACACGCCTGCTGGTAGTGGGGCTGTACCAAAACCTGCTGATACTGGATCAGGTCCAATGCTAATTTCCTCACCATAGCCACTCAATGCAACCATGCGGTGATTGATAAATACGCCAGGCTGAGTATTGCTACCGTTGCCATCTACGTCAGCATTGACTTGCACAAAGTAACCTAGCTTAACTGCGTCAGGCTCTACAATCGCTTGTGTGCCATCTTTATTGTAAATCTTAGATGCAAATCCGCTGGTGAAGCTAATGACCCAATGACCTTTGTAGCCTTCACGATCACATGGCTTTTTACCGACGCGGTTAGGCACTTGTGAGTCGCCATCCACGACCTTCCAAGCGAAGCTCGGTGAGTCAGCTTGACCTGCTGGGAATGAGTCGTGACCTTGCTTCCAAATTAGCTGACCCCAAGGTGTTTGAGACCAATGTGTCTCAAGGCCTTTAGGGATACCAACTGCAAAGAAGTATTGAACCTTAGGTTGGCCAGCGTTAGGACCTGAACGGATCACTAACGGATTACCTTCCATATCGGTTGTTTGTGGATTATAAAGGCTACCCATCAATAGGCGGCCAACTGGTGTTGTAAAGTTTTGTGACATGGTATTACTCCTTAATTATTTATGAAAAGCTGCTCTTGCCGCAGTGCCATCGTCAGGGATGAGTTTAATTTCACCAATTGGCACTTCGGTATATGTTCGTACTAACTCGGCAGGTAGACCCGCCTTAATTGCTTGTTTAGGGGTGATTGCAGTAGGCTTCTTGATGTCGATACCCATCATCTCGCCCAAAGCCAGCACTTCATCAATTGGCTTATTCCACTTCTCACGACCTTCACCTTGCTTAGTCATCCAGCCTCGGATTGACTTACCTTGCTTAATGCGACCCAAGACTTCACTCTCAAGACCTTCAATACGGTATTCGAGCAATTCCTGTGCTGATTTAAGCAAATGTAACTCACGACCAATTGCGTTCTCATTCAAATCAAAAGGTACATTCTGACCTGACATTTCAACCGCAATCAAAGCGCCTTCTTGCAATGTAGGGCAAGCATGACGCGCTGAGCAATCTCGGCAATTCTTACCTGTGTGTGTTGGAGGCTCAGGTAGCAATGATGCCTCCCACGCTGATTTAAGGCGTGAGATATAACCTTCCATCTGCACACGATCAACTGACCATGAACGTACTGGGCCATCTGCGTGATATGACCTAGGTTGTACGATAGTCAATTCAAAATTACTGACGTTATACCCGCCTGATGTCCAAATACCCGCAGCGTAATTAATCAACTGCCAGTTTTCAAACGCCTCAACATGACGATGGCCAAACTTGTAATCCCACACATGAAGCGTGGCCGTCATCTCGTCATAAGCCCAAGCGTCAGGCGTACCCCAGTTATCAGGATGAATTTCAAAACAATCTACACGTTCTTCAAGGTGGATCAATGCACCTGAGCTTTCCATCATCGGACGTAAAGTATCACGCCACATCTCGGCACCTTCAAGCATTTCTTCAGTTGCAAACGATGGGACATCTTGGCCTTGCATGTCAGCCAAAATAACCTCATGCGCTTGTGTACCTTCAAGTGCTTTAGGATTATCGTCAGTCTCAGGGAATTGACTACACATGAATAAAGAAGCTGGGCATTGTATGACGCGAGCTGCCGAGCTTGGTGGTAACAATGCGTGTTCCATTATAGTGTAATCCCTAAAGAAGTGGCCACGGCTGGAATTAGATCAGGACGTGAAGCCAACATTGGTAATGATGGTAGTCCAGCAGCAACTACCGCCTCTTGAATTTTCGCGCCAGTCAAAGTCTTAGCTGCAACTAATGACGTAACGGCTTGCATAAAGTTAGGGAAAGTCATCTGACTGCTAGATGGCTCAATAGGGGATGCAGTCTCGGCAACACCAGCCGACACCACTTCGGGTGTAGTAATCACTGGGGGCGCAATTGGCACCACATTGTCGACAAAAGGGGGCGCAGGTACCTCATTCACAGGAGGAGTCGGCGTCAATTGTGGCAATGGTGCTGAGTAACTAGGTGTAATACCCATCGTGATTTGAAGCTCACGCTTAACCGCAGTCACTACTTCTACATCTACATTGCGACGTAGCTTCCAACGGCCATCTTGTGTTTGTGTACGACTAGATGCGTGGATACGGCCATCCCAAGGTAAACCTTCAGAGTCCACATCAATACCTGATGCAGTTTTAGTAGGTGGTGGTGCTGGGATAGCAAACGCTGCTGGCGCATGAGCTTCGTAATCATCCTCAATGTTGACTGGCGGTGCAAATGCTTCAACAGGGCTAGTCACTAATGTAGGGATCTCGTCGCTAGTTGCTGGTGTGGTAGTCACACCTGATGCGAATTGTGCGGGGATAGGTTGATTCTCTTGCTCAAGTCGAGCGTGATAATCAGCTATAATATTAATGAGTCCTGCAACCTTACGGATACCCGCGCTGGGCATCTGATCTAAGTCGCTTATGGTAATGTTGATCGCCATAATATTTTCCTTAAAAAGTTAAAAAATTGTTTGACACGGGTTCAGATTAATGGATAATAACCAACACGTCAATATCTTTTTTAATTTATTTTAAGGAGTACAAAATGTTAATCGACAGTTTATATGGTATGGCATCTCCTAAGCAATCTAAAGGTCACGCACAAAAGCTGGCCACTGCTAAAGCAATTCTCGGTGACAAGTATTTATTGGCTAAACCAGTTAAAAAATTGGAGGTTCCAGCAAAATGAACGGTCTAATTTCATTCTTAATCACTATATGGCTTCCATTTTATACTTTGCATTTAATTCAAATCCCTCACGAATTTGTATGGTGGGGTATTCCAACTATATGTTCAGTTGTAGTTATTTGGTTGATATTGTGGGCGCTGCTTACTGGTTTTTTTAATGTGTTAAGCAAATGATCCAGCTTCGCCCTTTTCAATCTGACCTTAGACAAGCTATCTATGACCAATGGGTCGCAGGTGCTAAGAATGTATTAGCCGTGATGCCGACAGGTGCAGGTAAGACTGTACTCTTTAGTGACATCATCGCTAACACACCTGGTGCTTGCGTCGCCATTGCTCACAGACAAGAGATTGTCACACAGATTAGTTTAGCCCTTGCTCGCAATGAAGTACGTCACCGCGTCATTGGTCCAAAAGCCCTTGCCTCAGCCTGTACGCAATTGCACTTGATGGAGCTAAACCGTAACTATGTTGACCCGATGAACCGTGTTGCAGTTGCAGGGGTGGACACGCTTATTCGTATGGACTTTGAGCCATGGTTTAATGCAGTCAACCTAGTGGTGCAGGATGAAGCGCATCACTTATTAAGTAAGAATAAATGGGGCAAGGCGCAAGCCATGTTCCGCAATGCTAGGGGCTTGGGTGTGACAGCCACGCCATGTCGCGCTGATGGTAATGGGCTGGGACGTCATGCTGATGGTGTGATGGACTCAATGGTAGTCGGACCATCAATGCGTCAATTGATAGACGATGGCTGGCTGACAGACTATCGCATATTTGCACCGCCTTCAGACCTAGACCTTCGTAACGTACCCATCTCAGCCAGTGGTGACTTCTCACCGCCTAAGCTATCCGAAGCCGTCCACAAGTCTCACATCGTTGGTGACGTGGTTCAGCATTACACCCGCATCGCTAATGGTAAGTTAGGCGTCACCTTTGCTGTGGACGTTGAAGCTGCTGGCGAGATAGCTGGCGCATTTAAGAAGGCGGGTATCCCTGCTGAGGTAGTGAGTGCTAAGACTCCTGATAATTTACGTGCCAATATATTAAGACGCTTTCGTAACCGAGAGCTATTGCAATTAGTCAATGTGGACTTATTCGGTGAGGGCTTTGACTTACCAGCTATTGAGGTTGTAAGCATGGCGCGTCCCACACAATCATTCTCGTTATTTGCTCAACAATTTGGCCGTGCGTTACGTCCAATGAAAGGTAAAGACCATGCTATTATTATTGACCATGTGGGCAATGTGCATCGTCACGGACTACCTGACGCACCGAGAGAATGGACGCTAGATCGTCGTGAGAGACGCTCAGCTAAGAATACAGATATTGTTATTCCAACGCGCACTTGTCCACAATGTACGGCTGCTTATGAACGTGTACGTAAGGCTTGCCCTTATTGCTTTTATGCACCTGAGCCTAGTGGTCGTTCATCCCCTGAAGAAGTAGACGGGGACTTATACGAGATGTCACCTGAAGCTTTATCTAAGCTCAGAGGTGAAATTGACCCGCCGATTAGACTACCTTTTGGCGCTGCACCTGAAGTCATTGGTGCAATCAAAAAGCATCACCGTGAACGTGAAGCTGCACAAGCCGCTTTACGCTTAGTTATGTCAATGTGGGGCGGTAAGTGGACAGTGAACGGTGACACATTAAGCGAGGCGCAAAGGCGCTTCTATCACACCTTCGGGGTGGACGTTGGCACTGCTCAGACCTTAGGACGTAAAGAGGCTGAGGAGCTTAAAAAGAGAGTCGAGGCGGTATTATGAATGAAGCAAGCATACAAGCTCAGGTCAGACTTGACGCTTCTAAACTAGGCTGGCGCTTATTCCGTAATAACGTCGGTGTGCTGGTGGATAGCCGAGGTACCCCAGTGCGCTTTGGGCTGGCTAATGACTCGAATGTGGTCAATAAGCATATTAAGTCGGCAGACCTTATCGGCATCAAACCCGTGCTAATCACACAAGATATGGTCGGGCAGACAATCGGACAGTTTGTTAGCCGTGAGTGCAAATGGTCAGGCTGGAAATACAATCCAAAAGACGAGCGCGAGGCCGCGCAACAACGATGGATAGACATGATTAATTCAATGGGCGGTGACGCTAAATTTACGATAGGTGAAGTATGAAAACTAGACCAATAACTTTTAACCGCGAGGACGTACTGACGGAGGCGCTTAGACTTAGTGTTTCTGTGGGATACAACAAAGTAACCCGCGAGATGCTGGCCTTTGCCGCTAACTGCTCACCAGCGCAAATTAGCAATATGTTCGGGACGATGGCACACCTCAGACGCGCTATTGTATCCGCAGCCGTACACCGTGAGGACTTGGCCGTACTTGCTCAGGCGCTCGCTCACAATGAGGCTAAAGCTAATGCTGCTAACCCTGACTTGAAACGCCGTGCGTTGGAGGCTTTACTATGAGTCAAATAGCAGTATTGTTCGCTAGAAACGACAGTCGCTATAAAGAGATGGCTCTAATTTATGATGTGTATGACATTGATCGTGATGCTAGAACCTTTTGCAAAAAGTTACCAGTTATTGCTCACCCGCCTTGCCGTGCATGGGGTCAATTGAGCCACATGGCAAACCCCCGTCCTGATGAAAAACAATTAGCATTTTTTGCCTTAGCTCAAGTGAGATTAAATGGTGGAGTTTTAGAACACCCTGCGGGCAGTCGTTTGTGGAAAGAAGCTAATTTGCCATTAGGTGATGAAGTTGACGAATTTGGTGGCTTTACGATTGAGATTGACCAATGGGACTTTGGCCATGTCGCTCACAAGAACACTAAGCTATATATATATGGGATCGAGAGATCAGAGTTACCTTCATTGCCACCCACAAGAGGAGGTACTCCGATGCGATCAATATGCGGTAACGTAAAAGGCACAGTGCGATGCACTCAGTATCAAAGAGAATATACACCTGATCTACTTATTCAGTTTTTAACAGACATTTGCAATAGGACTTTACTATGAGTTTACCTGCCGCACTTCAAGGCTTAGCCAATTACAACCAATTTATTGTTTACAAGCTTGTCCCGCGTGGCGAGACTGGCAAGATGGACAAGCTCCCTGTGGACTGGCGCAATGGCCGTGTTGCTGATAGCCAAGACCCGTCAATATGGACAGACTACGACACCGCATACGCTTACGGTCAAGGCAAGGTAGGTTTTGTGTTCACGGACCAAGATCCTTTTTGGTTCTTAGACATTGACGATTGCTTACTCCCTAGCGGCTGGTCGCCACTCGCTCAAGAGCTTTGCGCGTTGCTACCAGGTGCAGCCATTGAAGTGTCGCAGTCAGGTAAAGGCTTACACATATTTGGCACGGGTGCAGTCCCTAAGCACGCTTGCCGTGGTGAGGCTGGCTCAGGACTAGAGTTTTATCATACTGGACGCTTTGTTGCGTTCGGTGGTCGTGATGGCACGGTGGGCGATTGTTTGACTGATTGCACGCGAGGCGTTGCGACACTTGTAGAGCGTTATTTTAACCGTTTGCCACAACAAGACAACACGCCAGTTGAGTGGACCGAGGCGCCGACAAGCGAATGGCGCGGCTCTGTGGAGGACGAGGAATTGATCCGTCGCGCTTGCAATGCTAAGTCAGCTAGTGGCGTATTCGGTAGCAAGGCAACCTTTGCACAATTATGGGATGCAGACGAGACCGCGCTTGCTAAAGCGTTCCCCGATCAAGGTGGACGGCCTTATGACGCAAGCTCAGCCGATGCTGCACTAGCTCAACATTTAGCCTTTTGGACAGGAAAAAATTGTAAGCGGATGGACGCCCTGATGCGTAGATCCAAGTTATACCGCGAGAAGTTTAACCGCGAGGACTACCTCAAGCGCACCATTTTACAGGCCGTCGCAAAGCAAAAAGATGTTTGCATCGACAAGCCGATGGCTGAACTGGCGGCAGTGGTGGCAGTCACAAAGCCGCGGGACGTCGAGGGTAATGTATTCCTCGACGCTGAGCAGCAGAAGGTATTATTTGAGGGCTGCACGTATGTCTCAGACCTGAATAAAATATTAGCCCCGCACGGACACAGTTATAAGTCTGAGCAATTCGATAATATGTTCGGCGGCTATACGTTCATCTTAGACAAGTCAAACAGTAAGACCACGCGCAGCGCGTGGGAGGCGTTCAATAAGTCTCAAGTGGTAGTCAATCGCAAAGTACATACATCCAGCTTTAGACCCGATAAAGAAGCGGGCGAGATATGGACGCAAGGCAATGAGCTGCACGTCAATAGTTACTGGCCTATCAATACCCCGCGCAAGTATGGAAACCCTAGACCGTTTACGGATCATTTAGCGCGTATTCTACCCGTTGAGAAAGACCGAGAAATTATCATGGCGTATATGGCCGCTGTGGTGCAGCATCGGGGCGTTAAGTTTCAATGGACGCCACTCATTCAAGGTGCCCCTGGTAATGGTAAATCGTTATTGTCCCGTGTGCTGGTGGAGGCTATCGGCAAGCGTCATTGCCACATGCCAAACGCGCAGGAGCTTACAGACAAATTTAATGACTGGCTGGACGGAAAACTTTTTATTGCTGTGGAGGACGTTTACGTCCCGCAGGAGCGCCGCGAGATTATGGAGGCGCTCAAGCCAATGATTACTAATGACTGGCTGGAAATTCAAGGCAAGGGTAAAGATAAAGAGTCCCGCTTCGTGTGTGCTAATTTTATGCTCAATAGTAACCACAAAGACGCGTTACAAAAAACTAAAGACGACCGTAGACTGGCGGTGTTCTATTGTGCTCAGCAGACGGCCTCAGACATTTTGCGCGATGGCATGGGAGGCTCATACTTCCCCGCGCTTTATGACTGGCTCAGGCGCGACGGTTACGCGATTGTGAATGACTACTTAATGACTTACCCTATACCCGATGAATTAAACCCTGCTAAGGGCTGCCAGCGGGCGCCATTGACATCATCCACGCAGGAGGCTATCAGCGAAGGCATGGGCGCCATCGAACAGGAAATACTCGGCGCGGTAATGGAAGATCGCGTCGGCTTCCGTAACGGCTGGATCAGCTCTCACTATTTAGACAATCTCATACACGATAGAGGGGCGTCACGCATTGCACGGAATACACGCCGCGATATACTGCGAGACTTAGGATATATCGCGCACCCTGGATTGCTTAACGGTCAAGTGAATAATGTTGTACACCCTGATTTGTGCAAGCCTCGGTTATTCGTAAAAGAAAACCACGCCTCATTAAACTTGCGAGGCGTGGCGGTGGCTAAAGCGTATGAAGAAGATCAGCAGGATAAAACGGCGCTTAAGGTTGTTATGTAGCAGGTGTGGGGCTAAATTGTTCAAACACCATCACGGCCAGCATATATTTAGATATAGGCATGTTACGTTGTCCACTTTCCCAAGATACCCAGGCGCGGTTACTGCACCCGATAAGTGCAGCCGCGTCGTTGGTTGATAATCCGTGCTTAAGGCGTAGCGCCCGCACTTCGTTTGCTAATGGTTTATTGGTCGTCATGGTGTTTATAGTCCCCTAAGTTAAAATATGCCTGTATTGCCTCCCACACTATCGCAAGAATGATCAGACAACATACAGAAAAAATAATGCCTATTAGTAGTAAGAGCAGCATCATTGCACCTCGCCCGATAATTGTGCGTTAAGCTCTTTAAGCTCAAAGATAGTATCTTCAAGGCTTTCGATTTTATCTTCAGACTCGTTGAGTTCATCTTGCACGCGTTCTAATTGTTTCTCCATCTCGTTGAGTTCATCTTGCAAGTCGTCGAAAGCTTGGCTATGGCCACGCATGGCAAGGGCTAAGGCGTCATGTAATGCCACCTCAAGGGGTGACACTGGCCGCGTGTATTTAATCAAGTCCTCGGCGCTTAGAATAGCGATATTTAGATCAGTCATTTTTTAATCCCCTATACATTTATTGATAAACTCTCGGCGTGCGTATGGCTGCTCGGTAGTATCAGGCGCCACAATATCCGCTAGATCCTCGGCGATAGATTGCACGCGGTAAAGCTCGCTTAATGACTTACTCGGATCGTCCCAGTGGGCGCGGATAACGGCGGCCACGGCGTCGGGCGTGATAGTGTTTAATTTTCGCATGATATAAACCCCTCTTTAAGTAACGCGGCTATTTTGCACTTTGCCGCGTATAATGACTTGAAGCTATTAAAATAATCTATCGTAACGTTACCGCTGCACTTGAGGGCCGCCTGGACCCGTACTAGTGGCTTATCGCAGTAACCGTGAATATAGAAACCTTTATATTTTATTGTGAACATAATGCGGCCTTTGCATTTTCAAGCGTGCGGGATTGTCTAGTTAAATAATTACTAATCGCTAATTCAGCTTCAGTCAATCCAGTTAATGAGTCGTACAAACTAAACAATTCATTATAATTTTTGTCAGCTTTGTCGGCTGATGTGTGAAATAAATCAGAGTCGCTTATTACTGCGCCAAACATATTAAACACAACGTTTCTACGTACTCGTTTACTGTATTCAGGATGTGGTAAAGATTCCTGCAATATATAAAAGAAACCATTTTTTGTAGAACGTCCGCGAAGTATTCTAGATTTAAAATATCGTAATGTGTCCGCGTTTACGTAATGAGTCCGCCCAGTTAGATTCATACTCGCGTCACTATCAGCGTAGTGGCTTTTTGTTCTATAACGCTCAATGCCTAAAGCGTCTAATGTTGCTGATAATTTTTTGTCTAATGTGTTCATTTTGTAACCCCTAAATAAATAAAGATAATGATTGCTGCTAATCCCATATATAAACCTAACTGCTGTAAACCTAAATAAGTATCTAACACTTTGTGACTCCCTTTGCTGTTGTACATGTAGCTATATTACATTAATTACACATTGTGTACAATTTATATTTTAATCACAAAGGGAATATTGATAAGTTTTACTTATAGTTTACTACGACATTGTGTATTAATTGTGCAATTGTTACTTATAATACACAATGTCCACCTCAGTCGCTTCGTGCGAGGTGCCTAAAAGGTATGGTGCGAGGTGCGCTAAGTCATTGAATAATAAAGTTTACCTCGCGCACCTCTATTTTTGCAGCATTTTCCTATCCCCCGCGCCCGCCCTCGCCTCTATACGCGCGTTTACTCTCTCTCTCTCTCTCTCTCTCTTTAAGAAAGTAAGAGGTATTAAGGTAAATAGGGGTAACGCCCCATTGTGGCTGGCACCTTGAAGGCTCAAAGTTTATACCTCTTAGGGTGAACGAGGTAAATGATTTGCGGTTAACATCTGCTTAAAAAAGAGGCAAACTCTTGATTTACGACCGCCCCTATCGCCCTAATCCCGCACTGCACAAGGGTTCCAGCGATAGCAACCACTAACATGAAGTGACCACTAACCTGTGGATAACTTTTGTTATGTTGTACACATTGTAGTTGTTTGCCTATTTTTTAAGCAAAAGTTGCCTATTTTTTAAGCAGATGTTAAGTGTTACCTGTGGATAACCTGTGGATAAGTCTAACCCTATTACGCTGTAAGCCAAGCGTAGCAAGGGTCTCAAGGGGTCAGCTTACCTGTGGATAAGTTTATACCCGCCGCCCCCTGGTTAGCGTGAAGCCAAGCGGGGCGCGGGTCTCAGGGCCATTAGCGCACGATCAATTGCAATAAATAACTCTGGGGCCACCCGCCCTCCCCCACGGACGGGGTGCTTCAAATTTGCGCCCCTCGTCCCAAACTGCGCGTCAGGCAAAGGTTTAAACACATTGTGTATAGTGTAACTATCCGTCACCAGCGCAACATCTTTACAATCCCATCGCACAATCTTTACAATCTGTACCATCGGTTTACTTGACACCATCGTCACCAAAGCACATCATTGTGGTTATGAGCCTCTCAGCCCAACAATTACTAATGCAAATCAGTGATGACCGCGCCTTAGGTGCAGCATTACTCTTTCCGCATCGACACCGCCAAGCCTCGCCTGACTTCCACTACAAAGTCATGGATATGTGGCGTTCAGCCGATCAATTCGTCAGTATTGAAGCGTTTCGTCAAGGTGCTAAAACAACCATCTCTGAGGAGTTTTTATTGCTCGAAGGGTTGTTTGCTAACTTTAAGTACTGCTTAATCTTCGGTGAGACGTACACAAAGGCTTGTCAGCGTATCGAGGCCATGAAGCATGAGCTGAATACCAACATGCGGATTTATGAGCTATTCGGTAAGATGAAAGGTGATAAGTGGTCCGAGAATAAAATCATTCTAAGTAACGGTGTGGCTATCGAAGCGCACGGCTGGGACGAGGAAATTCGCGGTTACTTGCATCAAGCTAATCGTCCTGATCGCGCTTACCTAGATGACATTGAGACTGAGGAGCGCGTGCGTAATTCGGACGAGGTTGATAAGAATTGGAAAAAGCTTCACAAGCAATTAATGCCAGCAATGGACAAAGAGTTTGGCAAGATACGGATGACTGGTACGCCACTCGCTGACGACTGCATGATCCGTCGCGCTGCTAACTCACCGCACTGGACGCACGGACATTTCCCAATCTGTGACCGAGATATAGATGACCCTCAAGCACAATCGTTGTGGGATACGCGCTATCCGATGGAATGGATACGCAACTTGCGCGATCAGATGTCATCCGAGGGGATGCTTCGAGAGTTTATGCAGGAGTACATGCTGGTGCCAACTGGCGCTCAGGGTAAGCCGTTCGATGAAACGATGCTACGCTTCCAAGATGTCGCGCCTACCATGTATGCGCCTAAGATTGTTATCATGGACCCAGCCCGTACCGTTGAGGTGAAGAAGTCTGACCAAACAGGTCACGTCACTGTGTCGCGTGTCGGTACCCGCATTTACGTTCACCAATCAGGTGGCGAGTATTGGCAACCTGACGAGATTATCAATGGGGCGTTCGCCATGAGCAAACGTCACGACGATGCTGAAGTAGCCATTGAAAAGAACTCACTTGATGACTGGTTGCTCCAACCAATGCGAGCTGAGATGCTCAAAACAGGTAAGTCATTGAAATTACGGACACTTAATGCACCGCAAGACCGAGACAAAGCCGCTTTCATTATGGGCTTGCGTCCGTTCTTTTTAGCAGGGGACATCATTCTCGTTGGTGGCCGTGCAGCGCACCAGCAACTCGTCAGTCAAATCGTCAACTTCCCATCGGGCAAACGCGACGTGCTTAATGCCCTAGCGTATGCCCTAAAAGTGTTCAGCGGTGTGCCAATCTACGGTGACTTTGGTGAGGCAAATCTTACCCAGCTAACTGAGGTGTCACGCAATACTCAACTCTTGCTCGGTGTGAACGCCACATCGACTGAGACAACGGGCGTGCTTTGCGCCCTTGATGGCCAGCACTTAACCGTCATTGCCGACTGGGTAAGTCCATTGATGCCAAACGACGCCATCCCTGACATCGCATTACTACTACGTGCCATGTACCCAAACAAAAAAGTCACCGCATGGGTCCCCGCTGATGTGTTTGACCAGGTGGGACGCAATCCGCTAGTCACAGCATTGCGTGCCGCTAAAATACCAGTCAATCGGGCTGAGAACGCAGTCATGGCAAGGGGTTCGTTGTCACCAATGATACGCACTGAGAAAACTAACAAGCGACTCTTGCGCGTCGATGACAATGCGCGTAATGTGATGCAAGCGATGGCACAAGGATACAACTGGGCATTGAAGCCAAATGGCGATAGATCGGGTGAACCTGAGCGCGGTACGGCAAGAACTTTAATTGAATCATTAGAGTGCTTGACATTCGCAATTAACAAGGTCAATAATGATACAATCCAATATAAAACTAACGCGCATAATGCGTTAGGTACACCCTACATATCAGCATTATCGAGGTAATGATGGCAAAACAGTCCGACAAAAAGCCTAAAGAAGCCATTGAGAATTGGGCTGAAAAAATCGAGTCCGATATTTATCAAGATT